AGTTCTTGTATTTCCTCCCAAGTTATATTATGAAATGCGCGATTCTTAGTTGAACAAACAGAAAAAAATCTTAGCACCAATAATATTGTTAGCACCCACCCCAAAAATATGCACAAATATAACATGTATTTGAGGTTAAATTATTTAATACTAGCTGTCAAACTTTTTCTTCAGAATTTTATTTAATAGATTATCTGGTTTAAATGTATATTATAGTTATGTAACAATTTTTCTAAAATTAGTGTAACTTATATGTAAATTACCGATATTATGGCAGGGGAACTTTCTCAAAGAATTCATTCAAACTTTTCAACTGATGTGGCTACTTGGTCAGGATTTAGGGATGAAATAACTGGAGCATACATAAATGATCAAGGCACTGGCGTGGCTTATGTTGATTATTCTGATCATTTAATAAGGGAGTATAACGATAAAATAAATGATTTAAATTTTTCAAAAGAACTTCTAATAGAACCCATGGATGCGGGTTTTAGATACGTAAATGACCCTCTCGTGGGGGCATTTCATAGTGGATTGCACTCATGTTTCTCTGCTAGAACTATAGGTTTTGGTGGCCCATTAGTAAGGGTTAGACGCGCCTCTGATAATGTAGAGGTAGATGTTAGAGGAAATGAAAATGGCGAATTATCTTTAGGCTCTCCAGTTATAGATGAAACAGAAAACTTATTGCCATATTCAGAGGACATATCGCAATGGGATGAAACAGACGGTTTATTTACTAAAAACATAACAGGAGGAGACTCACCTTTAAATCCTAGCACTGGACATCAATTTGCAAGCACTAATATAGATAGAATTGTAGATGGACAATTAACTGGTGGATTAAGTTCTAATTGGGCATCTTCAAATTCTTCTTTAGTTAATATTAATGCTTATGTTTCTGGAGGAGAATTAATTCAAAACAGAAACTTTGAAAGAAACACTAATAATTGGACCCCACAGGACGGAAATATTTCTATTGTTGTAGATAATTTAGTATCACCTTCCACTTACACGGAAGCGGCCTACGCAGAAACAAATGTTACTTTTTCAGGAGCTACAGATGATCCAGATTTCGGTCAAAGTGCAGCTTCAATTAGAGAGACAACGACTAATGGTGAGCATGCCATTAGTAGTCCTAGTTTTAATTTGCCCACTGGCACTAAAACAACAACTTCAAGTTTTCTAAGAAGTGTTGGTGGTAGATTTATAGAGTTAACTGTTTTTATGGGTGGCTTTAGCAGTAATAAATCTGCTAGATTTGCTTTAACAGGAGATGGAACTGTTTTATTTCAAAATGGAGACGCAGCTACCATTCACCGTGTAGTTGATGATTATTACAAAGTCAACTTTCAAATGACAACTCCCACGACAAGTGCTAGCGCTGCTGATAATTCTTCTGTAAGATTTAGGCTTAATCAAAATACTGGTTCAGACAGTTCACGGTTTTCTTACGCAGGAGATACAAGTAAAGGTCTTGATCAATTTGAATTAAGAGTTTTTGAAGGCACAGAAACTCGTGCAAAAGTATTACCTACTTCTACAAGTAATTATGTTTTTCAACCTTTCGCAACTGAATCTGGCAAGCAATATAGAATATCAGCAAGCGGATCTATTGGAGGAAATGCAACTTCACTACAGTTGGAAGCGCTTGACAACACAAATTCTAACACTTCAATAGCCGCATCTAGCACTGTTACCACTGGCGAAATGTCAAAAGATTTCACAGCCGTTTCAGATACTTCTGCTATAGCACTAGTAGTTAATGATAGTGCGGTTCCTTCTACTGGCTTTTTTACAAATTGTTCAGCAAAAGAAATAGTTTACAAGGCTGCATGGGATACAACAAGCACACAAACTCTAACGCAATCAGATAAACTAGGAACAATAGGCGGCAAAAAATATAATATTAAATTTAGCATTTCTGATTATGAATCAGGCGCGATAAAATTATTCCAGCCGACTCCATCAGAAGAAACTTTATTTTCAGGCGATGGTACTTATGAAGTAGAGGTTATAAATGATGCTCAATTTGCAGGTTTTAACGATGTCCAGTTTAGAAATCAAGGCACAACCAACTTAAAAATAACAGACATATCTGCAATTGAATCGTTGCCAGTTGCACCATATTATCAAGTTTACAGCACTCCTAGTGATGAACCTAAGATTTTAGCTGAATCTACAGAGACTCTGAGTGTTAAAAGTGGAGATATTTTTACAGCTTCAGTTTATGCTAAAAATGTTGATACCGCAGGTGGTAATTTATTACTTCAAATAAATAGAGCCGCTGGTGGATCATTCGAGGAGACTTTTCAATCGATAGATGCGGCTTCAACTGATTCATGGCAAAGATTTACTGCTATACATGAATTTCAAAACGCTCAAACAATATTAAGAGCAAGATTATTTGCCCCATCTGGCGCGACTACATCAGGACAAATATTTGGATTTCAACTTAACAGAGGATCAGGCGCTGAACCATACATTAGAACCGAGGGATCGCCTATAACTAGAGAGAAAGATCCAGCTCCTTTAAAAGACTTTTTATACGGATCAGAGTTAGTAACTGATACTAAGCTAAGAGATTCTAGTCAATGGTCATCTCAAAGTACTGCTGGCGCTGTTAGTTTTGGTGACCAAGGGGCGACTTTCATAATAACAGATGGAGGTTACGCCAAACTAAAACAAAACATTACTTATGAAGCTGGCAAAACTTATATAGCAACTATCAATGCTATTGGAGTTTCAGGTAAAAATCTACGTGTACAAGATGATGATGGTGGCGCTGGAGGACTTTCAAATACTAATTTCTTTAGATTTGATGGCACAAATCAAACACTTACATTTCCATTCATAGCTACCGCAGATTCAGATTCGATTCTTTTCTCTAGAAGCTCAGCTGGCACTTATAAAACATTGGTGAAATCAATTTCTGTTAGAGAATATGAAGATGCTTTTTGCACTCTTTGGTATGATCAATCAAACTTTGGGACTAAACCTGAAAGAAATTTTCAACAGCCCACAGCAGCTTATCAACCAGCAGTTACTTTTAGTGGTACTATACCAACTGGAGCGAATGGTAAACCTGGAGTCAGGTGGGATCTTGGAAAAAATATGTACATGAGTAGTCAATTTAGTGGCAGTGCTGGTAGTACAATAGATGCTTTTTTCGTTTCCGACTTTGATGTTAATAATGTCGAAGGATTACTTAAAAGAAAAACACATATTTTCTTCACCTCGACTGGTAATGAAAATTATATTATAATGCAATCAGGTAGCTCTTCTAATTCCATAGGTGCATTAGGTAATGCAAATAAAACACTACGAGTAAATGGAGTTGACCACAATCCAAATGATCCAGAGTTAAAGAGAAGTGGTGTATTTGAATTATTAGACCACAATAAATTATACTCAGTAGTCGGAGGGCTTAGCTCTAACTATACAGGAACTCACGATAATATATTAAATTTAGGTTTCTATAATAGCACTGTTGATGATGTAGCGAACTTTGAAGGTTTAATGCAAGAGACTATTATATATACAGGAAGTCAGTTTACTACTAGAACTGGCATAGAAAAAAATATGAATGATCACTATGGAATGTTTTAAAAAATGAAATATTTACTTTTTAACACTAAAGAAGCAGCATTTGATAGGAGCATGCAAGAAGCCGATGTTAGATCATGCGGTCGCTCAACTAAATACTGGTGGGGAGCAAGTATAACAAAAGCTGGTAAGTGGGCCTTATGTATACCAGATAATGAAACAAGTCATCTTACGCCAACAGAAAAATCTAATTTAAAAGATTCTGTTGTTTGGCCTGACCCTGTAGATCCCAGCTAAAAAACCCCCAAGCCCAGAGGGGAGGGGGTGTCTAAGATTATAATTAAAATTTACTCAGACTTCTGCTTGGCTTTACCAATATTAAGGGCTGCCCAATCAATGATTGCGTAAACTTTAGCCCAAATTGATCCTTTTTTCGGAGTAGGTGTGGCAGCAGCTATTGCTGAAGCAAGAGCTATCGCAGCTGTTACAACACCAAACCAAGGGTTGTTCTCTATTAATGAAATAATTGTATCCATACTAATTATTACACTTAATCGGGTTGAATTATGTAACCTTTATCCCTGATTCTTTGCCAAAATTGTTTATCTGACCACTGTTCATGAAACCTTTCTTTATTAAAGTTTAGCCAACGTTTATGTGAATCTTTCAACGCTTTCATTGCAAATGAAGAGCTTTTCCAATCTCCAACTTTTGTATCTGTTTTTCTATCGACTTTATAAATTTTAAAAAACTGCCTAAATATTTTTAAATGCGCCGCTTCTATATCATGGAGCTTAGAGTATTTTTGTTTTGGCGACCAGTGTGGAACTGCTATCAACTTGTTATCGATCTCACCGTTATCCTCAAAAGCAAGCATGCCTAAAACACGGCAGCTAACTAAAGTGCCTCTATCAATAGGGTCATGATTAAACACAAGCACATCTAAAGGATCATTATCCAAAGCAATTGTCTGAGGTATAAAACCATAATTAATTGGATATTGTAGCGATGAAACTAGACATCTCTCTAATTTAAATACATTTAAATTCTCATCGTACTCATATTTTGTGTTGGTTCCTTTAGGAATCTCTATGATGCAGTTTACGTGATCGTAATCATCATCAGTTATAGGTATATCATTTACTAGATGCATTTTAGGTTAACAAATTTAGGAGCTATTTCTTCTATCTCTTCGCATAGTCTAGCTATTTCATCTCTAGACATTTGAGGTGCATTATTTTTTAATTTTGTCACCTCCCAACAAAATTTAGCATAGATCTCATCTTGATTGTATTTATAATCAGTTTCATTATCGTAAATAAAAGTGTCAAAAACTTCATACATTGTGGAGTCTATACATTTCTCTATGGGATCAAACATAGAGTTACCCACAACAAATAAAAAAATATCCTCTTTTTTGACTTCAATTTCGTGCTTATCAGACATCTTACTATATTAATAAAACATCTACGAATATCAAAAAAAAATTATAGAATTCTTATCCTGCTCCTAATGCTAGAGACATGACGTTTTTTCTCTAAAACTGAACCGCCTTCACGACTACCAGCCCCATTTGTATTCCCCTCGATAGTCTTTACGTAACCCCTAGAATCAATATCTTTGACAGCTAAACCTATATGAGAGAAAGTAAAAACTACGATATCGCCAGCTTTGATATCCTCATTTGTAGGTTTGCGTAAATCTACGCCATTTGCAATTTGTTGTTTTGCCCAATTTTCAAAATCCCAAGCTCCAGCAGTTCTTGGTCTCTTAAATTTTACATCTTCATCCTCTATAGATTCTCTGACCAACCAACAAATAAATGCGGCGCACCAAGGCCAACCTTTACTTGCATCAAGCCATGTGGCCGCCTTGTATTGATCAACTCTTGGTCCACAGTTTGTCCCATCCACTTCGGACACGCCGATTTCTTCACGGGCTAATTGAACCATTTTTTCTGGTATATTACCTGAAACATTTAATTGTGAGTCTTTTGCAGATAACTCAGCTAAGATAGTGCTCCAAGTTACAGGCCCATCGATTCCATCAGCAGTGATCCCTAAAACACGTTGCACTGCTCTAATAGCTTCTTTTTTTCCTCTAAAATTCATTAACTACAATTTTTTTTAAATGATACACATATACCCATTACAACTAATAATACGATTGTCATTAACATCATCTCTTTAAAATCGCATATTTTAGATTCAATAATATTAAATTTTTCTTTTAATTCGCTGTCATGACCTAAACCACAAAAATCACATGACCAAAGCTGAGATGAATCTTTTAAATCTATAACTTCATTTATTTCATCCAATGCCGCGATGCCGCACCAACTAAAAATTATGCAAATAACTACTAAACAATAAACTAGATGCTTGGGTTTCATTATTTTTTAAAAAATTTAAATGGATTATTTTCAAAGTTTTGAGCTAATCTCACAACTCCTCCAATAATCTCTGGGCTTACAACGCCAATAATACCATAAGTTATAGCTTTTGTTAAAGATGATACATCTGTTTGTTCTAAAACAAACCATGCAACTCCAGAAGCTATGGCTGCGGTAACAATTCTTTTAAATTGTTGTTTTATCGACAAACCACTATCTCCAGATAAAAGGCGAGCAAACATAGCCGCTGCACCAATTAAAGGCACTAGCCAACCCCCGTTAAGGAATTCTTTTAAAAGCGACTTTTCAGGTTCCATATAACTAATAGTTACACGAAAAAAAAGTCTAACAAAAGTTTTTAAAAATTTATTTTAAAATTTATTTATTTACTATAGTAATAAATTTCTCTTTCTAGTTTTCTAAATCTAGTGTCAGAGTGCCAAATTTCAGTAGTTTGCGGAGTATAAACACCGTCAATTGTTTTTATCTTTATCCCTTTCTGTAGCCTCAGTGTAGAAGGTTGATAAATGTTTAAATTGCCTACGCTCGGTGCTGAGGTAGTTTCGCAAGAGGTCAGCCCTATTAGCGCTATGGCTGTCACCCCTAATCCTAAGCTCTTCAATTTCTTCAATAAATTTACGCTCTTTTTCTTTGAACTCTTTATGTAATTCATAATAAAATTTTTTATTTTTTAGTTTTAAATATAATTCTACTGATTTTATGATTGATTTTATTGAGGAAAACATAACGCTTCATTTTGTTTGCTCTTTAACTTCAGACGGCCCGATAGTAAATGGTAAAAATTTTAATTGAGCGACCCCAACATTTTTACCTCCATCTGATAAGAAGCCATTTAAATAAGCTGCCTCTGGGCTAAAATCGACTTGCTTCTCCTCAAATGTAAAATCTCCTGTTTTATTTTTAAGCTCGAAGATGGTTGACCCTGTAGCTGATTTAGCCTTTGAGACTACCTTAAATTCTACATCTAATAGGTCTTTGAGAGTTTCATTAGCTCCTACTACTTTGAAAATAATACTACCCATAACAATTTATATTTTAATTATTATATAATTTTACACTGTTTTTTATATTATAATATAGCAAAAGTGTAAGTATTGTTATGGCAGAAGAAGGAAAAAACATAGTAGCAAAAAATTTATTAGATTTGCAACCAACTGCAATCTTAGAGTTTTTCCAAATAGCTTTAACAGATCCAAAGACAGGCAAGACGCAAACCGCGTTCTTCCATAACGGTAGTTTATTTGGAAATAGCATAACTTGGCAGGGTAATAAATATACTGCGATAGCTATGGAATCTGAGGGTTTTGAAATGTTAGGTGATAAAAGATTACCTAGACCTAAGATAAGGGTGGCTAACCAAGATTTTTTAATTACCGCATTACTACAAAATTATAATGATTTTATTGATGCTAAAGTAACAAGAAAAAAAGCTTTTGTTAAAAATATAGATGATGTAAATTTTGACGGAGGTAACCCTTGGAGTTCTGCTAATGCAGCAGCCGTGATCTCTTCAGAAGAATATGTTATAGGTAGAAAAACTCAAGAGTCAAAATTATTCGTAGAGTTTGAACTCGCATCACCTTTAGACGTAGAATCATATAATGTAAATGATAGAGCGATTGTAGCTAGTTATTGCTTTTGGCAATATAGAGGTCAAGGCTGTAGATATTATGGACTACCGATAGAGACTGAAGGTAGTAAACCTTTTAGGGATGCAGATGGCAATGCAGTTACGCCTGTATATAGAGGTATAAGCACTAATCAACAACATTTTTTTGATGATGTTAACGCTGAATGGAATCCTGACAGAGAGTACATAAAAGGCGATATAGTTTACTTAACAGGTCAACCTATACCTAACATACCTAATCCTAATAATCAAATAACTAAAACAACTCCATTAATTAACACTAAAACTGTTTATGTATCTGTTGTTAATGATAATTCTGGAATACATCCTAATGAGGGTCCATCATTTTGGCAAAAGGATGTATGTTCTAAAAATTTATCAGCATGTAGAAAAAGATTTAATTTAGATAATCAATATACTTATGTAAAAAATGAACTTGGTAGCACTGGATTCAACACAATGTCGTTTTTTGGTAATAAATTTATTGATGAAAGCGATACAGCAAGTTCAGCTGGATTATTTACAAGCACTGGAGATATAACTGGATTTTTAACTGGGGATTTTACACTTATGATGTGGGTGAGCGGTAACGCTGCCTCAAGTCAAAAGTCAGCGATTGTAAGTACAACTCCTAGAGATGATCAATTTAAGTATTTCAATTTAAGTCGAGTAGAATCACAAGATGCTAGTAGAATAACTGATATTCAATTTACTTATAGTGGAGTGAATGAGAAGCATCCCTTTGAGAGTCAAATTGTAGGTTCAGTTGAGGGTACTTGGGATTGTTACTTTATAACATTTCGTCCTCAAGTATTTGGACCTGGAGACACTATAACAAGGAATCAATTTTTCCAATTAAGCGATAGAAGCTTTCAAGTTATTAAAAATGGAGATCCATTTCCAGTGGCTCAAACCCATCCAGCTGATCAAAGGGAGCTAAATCTACCTGAAAGTTTTACAATAGGAGGTATCGATTTAGGTAACGGATCTCATGCATCTATGAACGGAGCACTAGGTCCATGCGCCTTATGGAAGAGAAAATTAACTAAGCGGGAGCAAAAGTATTTGATTCATGACATAGTAACTCCAGCTAAAGACACAATTGATTTTATTCCAAGAAATTATTATGAGCTAACTGGAGACTTTGAGGATATAAGTGGTGATGGAAACTTAGTTGCTTGGTGGGACATGACCACGGGCGCTTTACCAAACAATCATACTGGCTTAAAGGATTTACATGAAAACAATATATTTTTAACTGGTTCAGGAGTTTTTGAAACTGGGTCTTTTAACGTTACCCTAAATGATGAAGTTGTGATTTCTAATCCTAGTTATTATTACCCTAGGTTTGCAGGATTCCCAGGAACTGATGGGTTTGGATATAATTAATGAAAAAATTTAATACGGCTAAAGCAGCTTTAGAACATATCAAAATCTTATGTAATAAGAATCTAAGGTATGAGATATGCGGCTTTTTAGGTTATAACATGGAGGATAATACATTTATTGTTCAAGAGGCTGAAAATGCCTCTGATAATCCACAAGTATTTTTTTTAGTAGATCCCTTAGAGTACTTATTATTTAAAGAGAAGTATTCAATATTAG